GCAGAAGCAGCCAAAGAAGCTATGCTCAACTCTGCTAAGTACGCAGGTATCTTTGGTGTTGCAGCAGGTGTCTGGGACGACTTCAGAAAAACTCTTGACTTGTCTAATGACAAGACTCTGGAAGAACTAATGACTCCTGAAGGCATAAGTTCTTCCATGATGAATCAACTTGCGTCTAACATGTCAAGTGGTCTCATTAACATTCGAGCAGAAGAATACGGTGGGAAACCTTTTGAGCCTATACCTGCTCCTATATCTGCTGGTTTTAGGTTAGGCAGTGGGTTGTTTACAGCAGGTGAAAGAGTAATAACAGATGAGCCTGAGCCCCTCACTCCACTACTACGTGCAGGTCAAACGTACCTCCCCGGTGTTGCCAACGTAGACAGAGTGCTACGTATGACAACAGGGGAACGCTTGTTTGAAAAGTTAGGTTTACTAGAGGACTAGATCTCGCAACTGTTGCCAACACAGGCCAACTGTTGTGACCCTTCGGTCATGTCTGTTTCCTCAACAATGTCCCACTCGATAGTCTTTGGAAACTCTTTGACTAGCTTCTGGTACGTCTCTAGGTCCACAGGCTCATAGGGTGCTTGCTGGTACGTATGTTCTGAGTAAGGTAGGAAGCTTATGCCACTAACCTTGTCGAACTTGTTGTACAACCACTGACCCACCTCTAGGAACTCGTCGTCTCTGTAGTAGCAAGTCATGGAAGGCTTGTGCTCACACCAGTAGTCCTGATACAACTCCCATAACTCAAGCTGCTCCATGGCTCCCATGTCAGTCGCTACTACAGCCTTCTTAGGAGACTTTATGGGGAACGAGAAGACCTTAGTAGTAGCAGAAGTCACGTCTATCTCCACAGGCACTCCAGCGGCCTCTAGGACAGCACACAGAGGGTCTCTTGCGTCTGCCCTTACTCGTCGTATGTACTGCTCTGAGTATCTAGGGTGGATGCCAGACGCGCTGTCCACCAACTGAGACACAGTACCGGAAGGCTTAACAGCAGTAATGGCAGTGCTAACATTGATGCCAAGCCGTAAAGCCCAAGTGCGGTTAGTTTTAATAGCCTCTTTCTTAAGCTCCGTGAGCCACTCCTGTAGTTCTGCACGACTCTTCCTCCCTGACATAACTGGATGGTCCATGATTCCTGTTAGTGATACACCTAGTAACGCTTCCTCTTCCGTGTTGTCCTTCCAGATCTTACGTAAGTACCTGAAGTCAGTTAGAGTAGCCTGTAGCGTCCCTAAGATGGCTGCAGACCTCACCTTTGCACGTAGAGTGTCCAGTGTGTCCTCTGCTCTGACTACTACTTCAGACAGGTTACAGAACTGGTACGGACGTAGGATGATCTCTGAACACGGGTTAGTACCGAAGTCAAAGCTGGCGTCTCTACGGCCATTCTTCTCTGCCTGACGTTGACTTGCGACACGACTAAAGACACCTCTTTCGCCTGACCGTGACTCGTACAGAGACTTCCACTCGTTTAAAAAGGCTTCAAAGTCAGGCTTCTCTGTGTAGCAAGCTGAGTTGTTAGCCAAGCCACGCTGAGGATTATCTACCCACCACTGCCCTGACTTAGCTCGTCTTATCCTGTCGTCGGTAAGATTACTGAGACTGATGAGGGCGCTACGTCTGACTCCTCCAACGACAACGATTTGTGCAATCTTACAGCAGAGATCGTGACACTCGATGGAACTAAGCTTTCTTCCAGCAGCGGTCCGAAAGACGTCAACGGTGAAGTTAAACAGGTCAACAAGAGGTTCTGGGCCAGACGCTCTACCTCCGAAGGTTTTAAGGGCTGACCCTGCAGGTCTAACTCCAGATACGTCCCACTTGGGTACTTGACCACTAAAGAGCATTGCGATAAGCTCCCGGTACGCTTTAGCCCATCCAATTTTGCTGTCAGCGACGTGTATAATGGTATCTGTGTCATGGAACTTTTCCGCAACCTCTGGTAGTTTAGTGATGTACTGGCGTTCAACGCTGAAGCCCACTCCAGTGCCACACATAAGTACGTACATCATTTCGTCAAAGGCTTTAGGGTGGTCTATAGGTAGATAGGAGCAGTTAAACCCAGCTACATTGTCCCTGTCCAGAGCTTCCCCTGCAGTCATCAGTGCCCTCATGCTGGGCATTACGTCCAGATTGTAGATACCGTCGAATAGACTCTTGGCTTCCTTTGTTGTCAGCTTCTCCTTACTGACCCAGAAGTCTAAGTAGCGGTCCACAGTTTCCTTCCATGTTTCCCTACGCTGCTCCTCTGGTAAGTAACGTGCGTAGCGGCTCTTGTGTATGTATTCTTGATATGCGTCCATTATAATTCGTATTCTCCTCCGGTTAATAGTGACATCTTAAGCTGATCCAACACAAAGTAAAGCTCTAGTGGGTCAATGTTAGTCGAGACTACTACAAACTCCTCCGACTTGATTATACAAAAGGCGTCTTTGTAGTCCTCTAGTTTCTCCACCGACATAATTGCGTCAAATACTTTAGGTACAGGTATCTTTTCTTCTTTGCCATTAAAGTTTCCCTCGATTACTTTCATTAGATAAGTTCCTGTATGAGTCTGTCTAAGTACCACTTGCACTTACGAAGGTCCTCTACGGGTTTTCCTTTGTAGTGGTAGCGCCATAAGTACTTCAGTGCATTACCTTTGAGGTAACCATGGAAGTCTTCTCTAGGCATACTTGCTTTGATTGCTTCGATAGCCTCGATACCTCCTTGGTTGTAATGAGGAGGTTTCTCCACAAGATCGACAGTTTTGACCTTGTTCCACTCCTCTGGTGTCGCTATGTCAATACTCATCTTCGTTCTCCTCTTCACCTTCTAACTCCTCTGCAAACTTTTCTAGCCTGTTGATTAACTTGTCTTCAAACCTGTCCAGTATTTCCTCTGAAGTTATTTCTAAACTTTCCAGAAAGTCGTCAGGATCGTAGGCACGTAGCAGTCGTTCCTTAATTTCTTCCATAGTTAGAGACATCTTTCATCAACTCCTCTACTGTGTCTAAAGTGTACCACGCAAGTCCTTCCTTGTCGCACCATTGGGCCATCGTCATCGTAGCTCCTTTTCTTATTTTCTTGTTTGGGTTCATGAGTACAAACACCAGCGTTTGACCTTCTTCCAAACTGTCCCTGACACTCGTGTACTTCTTGGTGTCTCCTTCCCTGAAGAAACCCTTACATTCAACTAGTGTATTACTAGCGATGTGTACGAAGTCAGGTCTATAGTTTCTGTGTATTGTGTAAGGAATCGTAAACGGTTCGTACTCAAAACCCTTCAGTACTTCCGCTGTGTGTTCCTCAAAGACACTACGAAACTTCGATTTCTTGGACCTTCGGCTCATTGTGTACCTCTACTAAATAACGTGGACCTGATGAATATGCGAACCCTCTGACCGAAGGCCAACACTCCTTTTTGTAAGAGCAGTAAGAACATCCTATAGCGAGTTTCTGGTTGCCACTCTTTCCATCTGCGATAGGTTCGTAACAAACGCTTGGTGGTTCCTTCTGCTCTACGACCTTTTTTATGTGTTCAATCCTTTCCCCAATGTCGTAGGAAATTAGGTCATGGATAGGAGCCTGTGTGTCCTCTGTATCGTACAGCAGGTACGTCAGGTGTCCGTTTTGTTTGTCCATTGCCAGCCAGCCGAACTTGGTCTCACCTTCGGAGTGCGCGTATCCTTTGATCTGCGCCACGTACCCAAAAGGATCGTCATAAGCCAGTGTGCCTTCCTTGAACTTCTTGAAAGCAAAGGTGGACGCAGACTTCACGTCAGTCACAACCCCGTCAATCTTGCAGTCCATGGACCCTTTGATACCGTTGACCTCACACTTCTTCTGCTCGTCTGTCACCTCGTGACCCGCAGCTCTTGTGAGGAACAGTAGTAGTTCTTCAATGATGTGTCCATAGAGGAACTTGACGTAGGTGTGTGGCTGTATGTCTTCACCTTTGTCCACGTCGTTGTACACGTTCCACAGGAATCGATCCTCACGCCCTATGTTGGACATACGCAACTTACGTGAGTCGTCCCTCTTCTCTGTGAACTCTTGACGCATGAGTACCTTCACGGCTTCACCGAACTGGTCTATACATGCTTCAATGTCCACTCCTTCTGCTACTTCTTTGGACTCCACAAGTTTATATATGTCACTAACTAGGTTGTAAGTGCTTTTCATTTGTACTCTTCCGCTGTACTAGAGACGACAACTCTGGCCTCCTCCGGTGTGCATTTGAACCACTCGCCTCTACGTTCGTAGGACTTCTGTAGCTCTGTGTGTGCCTGTGATTCTGCTTCTCTTCGATTGTTTACATCATAGTAATATTGTAACACATAATCCCTAAAAGGTGAAGAAGTTTGGTAGTTATTTAGGCGGTCCTCAGCGTCAATAGCCATACCCACCTTTACCCAGTCAGGGAAGTTAGGGTTAGTGATGACGTACACCTGACCCTCGACACTCAGTTCATACTTAGCTAAACTACTGAACGCTGCGTCTTCAAAGTTCTTGTAGCGTCCGGGTTTGTACAAAGGGTGTCTTGTTGATATGTATCTACCGTTTACCCACATACGTCTAGGGTTATTTCTCTTATGTTGTTCAAAGTTTTCATACACTCTACATTTTTTACATCTGTGCATGTGGCCGTCTTTTGAGTTCTTGTTTTTATGGAACTCAGTCAGGGGTAACAACTCTTCACAAGTATTACACTTCTTCATTGTTTCTTGAATCTGTTGCAGCATGTCCTACTCCTTAGTGCGTCTCTGCCCATGTTGTTCCAACTTTGTACTCACCGTCCAGAGGACATCTCAAGTTAAACTCAATACCCGCAGCCTTGAGACATTCCACGGCTAACCAGCCGAACTTCTCAGCGTCTTTCTCTGCTACTTCTGTCTGCACTTCGTCATGGATATTGCCTATGATCTTGTAGTCCAGCTTCCATAGCTTTGCGTAGTCGTCCAAGATCACCAGAGCTTTCTTCATGACAATAGCTCCTGCAGCTTGTAGCAGTGTGTTCAACGCTGAGTGTTCTGACCTGACTAGGAGTCTCCTTCCGTCGAGTCCTGTGAGGTAACCTTTTGCTGCCGCATTTGAAACTCTTTCCTTAAGAGCTGCGAATGATGGCAGATTATGAAGGAAAGATTCTCTAAGGTTTTTGCCAGTCTTTCTACCTCCTCCAGCCACAGATCCAAGCTTTTCATCTCCTGCTCCGTATAAGAGGGCATAGATGAAAGTCTTAGCCTGATTTCTTGATTCAAGTCCAGCAAGTCGTTGATTTGTTGTGTGGATATCACCGTTAATGATTTCATTAGTGTAGTCCTCGTCCTTCATGTAGTGTGCCAGCATACGCAACTCAAGGCCACTGGCGTCAAAACCAACTAGCTTCTTACCTTCAGGCACAGTCCAGCAAGAGCGACACTCATGTCCATAAGGACTGTGACTTGCGGGTACTTGAGCCATGTTGGGTGACTGGTGTGTCATGCGTCCTGTGACTGCTCCGTTGCTGATGACTCTACCATGGACTCTACCGTCTTCCTGCACGTGCTCTAGCCATGAGTTTACCTGTGCGTATCTTTTCTGTAGCATCAGGTACTCACTCACAACTTTTGCTTCCGGTAGATCAATGGTGTCTAGGACTGCTTCGTCAACTATTGGGTTGCCCTTCTCCGTGAGTTTGTCGAAGCTAACCCCAAGGCTCGAAAGCCTCTTCGCAATCTGCTGCCTAGAACCCACATTAAAAACTTCAACCTTGTCTTTAAGCCTCTTGCCCGTCTTCTCTGACCATCTTTCATGGACGATTGGCGGGAACCTCTTCTGTAGTATCTCCTCGATGTCATTCATCTTCTCCTTAAATGTGGCACATAAGTCTCTTGCCAAAGACTGGTCCAGAAGCCAACCGTTTTTCTCTTGCTGCTGCACTGCTACTTGCACTTTATGCTCTAGCTCAATGCTGGCAGGTGAGAAGCAGGTCATCCCCTGCATTAACTTCTGGTGTACTGCTTCCGTTACTTCTACGTCTCTGATACAGTAGTCAATCATCTCTTGTGACAACTGAGACCAGTCACTGTGGTCACCCTTTGGGAACCCTAGCTCATTACCCCAGTTCCTCAGTGAGTGTCCTCCTGACTTACTGGGCTCATACAAACGTGACAAAACCAGCGTATCGATGATCCTGTCAGAAGCCACTGAGACGCCCCAGAGACGCTCTAGGACAGGGATATCGTATCCTATTAGGTTATGCCCAACGACGCTCACAGGCCTTCTCAGTGCGTCTAAGAGGGTGTCCGGAGTGGTATGGACGGTAGAAACACCATTTTCCCGTGTTACTACGCACCAAATGGTGTCAGGAGTCAAACCGTTGGCTTCCAAGTCCAAATAAATCAAAAGTCGTCTCCAACGTGGGGGTTAGGTACTTCGGTGAGTCTGCCTGTTGTGCGGTCATAAGCAAGCCAACAAGCAGGACCAGTTTCACCAGTGTAACGATTCTTGAGGACACGTACTGTTGTTGTGTTCCTGATGTCTTCGTTTTCATGCTGCTGATCTCGCTCCATGCCTATAACTATGTCTGACAGTTGTGCAATCGCCTGTGACCCTCTGAGTTCACCTAAGCTAATCTGAGCACCGTCTTCGTGTGCACGTCCTTGTGACCTACGTAAGTGTGACACGAGGAACAAGCAGATGCCTGTCTCTGCCACGAGTGTCCTGAGCTTAGTCATGATCTCGTCGATTGCCTTACGTTCGTCACCGGACTCCTGAGAAGAAACAACGATGCTCAGGTGGTCCAGAATCACGTACCGACAGTCCAGAGCCTTAGCCATGTACCGCACACGTCCCAGAAGGTTGTCAGCAGAAGTAGAACCCCAGTGGTCAAACAGGTAGTACCGCCCTGTACCCATGGTTGATTCCCAGAAGGGTCTCAGGTCTTCAACCGAAGTGTCTTCCTCTAGGTGCAGAGGTCTGTTCGCGGCCACTGACATGATGCCCAGTGTCGTCCTTGACAAGTCCTCTTCCAGCGCGAGCACACCAATGTTACCTTCGCACCGCTTGAGTAAGTCGTACTCGATCTCACGTATGAATTGAGACTTACCCATGCCGCTGCCACTGGTGATGGTCACGAGTTCGTAGGGACGATGGCCTCTAGTGATGTGATTCAAGCCTTCCCATGGGTAAGGGACTGACTTGACGTTTCTCTTTTCAACTAGGTTTTCCCACGTGTCCGTACCAGCGACGATACCGTCGGGTCTGTAGACTTTGGCGTTCCACCATGCCTGAGTGAAGTCCTTGACCCTGTTAGCCATGAGCATGTCGCCAGCGTCCTTGAGTGGTAGCTTGACGATCTTGAGCTTGTTGGGGCTAAATAGGTCCTTGACTTGATCTACTGCTGCTTCTCCTGCTTTGTCGTTGTCAAAACACAGGACGACATTCTCGTAGGACTCTAGCCACTCCAGTTGTTCCTTGACTTCCTTTGCTGCATTGGAAGCACCGGACCGAAGTGAAACCACGTCCCACTGTCTGCCTGACATTTCGTACACTGCTAGTGCGTCTAGTTCACCTTCAGTGATGGTGATGTACTTGTTTGTTTTACATTGGTGTTGACCAAAGAACCCAACTCCGGTTACGTCACCGCTAGTGTGGAAGTTCTTGGTCTTCACCTCACGTACTTTAGCTGAGGCCACTTCACCTGTGTCTAGGTTGTAGTACGGGTAGTAGTGCCTCACGATGTCGCCTGTGGTTGAGTACTCCACAGTCACACCGAACCTACCACAAGTGTCCTGTGATAGTCGTCTCTGTGGTATCGCTGCTATTACTCCGAACATGTTCAGAGGTTTAGCAGTTGATATTTTAGTTACTGCTTGTGTAGTCATACCTGTTAGGCCGTTGTAGTGGTAGTTACAACCAGCGCTGAAACAATGTGCGCCTTGGTCGTCGTAGATGGCAAGGGAGTCCGAAGAATTACACTTCGGACAACCCTCATGTCTAATGAATTTAGCCATCTCTAGAAGTCCGAAGAGTCACCTTCGGTCATCTCTGCTTCCTCCAAGACCTTCACAGCTTCAAGGTAGGTTGCGACACCGTGTACAGGATGAGGCTGCCCCAGTTTGAACTTCAGGCGCACCTTAGAGTTATAAGGTACTTCCCCGTTGTACGGGTTACCCTCAGCGTCAAACCGCTTGATAGCGTACTTAGACTTGAATTTACGCTGCTTGTTGCCTTGGTAGTCCTTGATCTTCACACCTTGTGCCGCCAGTGTTGAAGCGTCGTCTTCGGACATAGTAATGGTCATTGAAAATGCTCCAGTGTCCTGACCGTTGAACACGTCGTGCTGAGTCAGGTTGCTAAAGTTTACAATGCCTTCGATAGTAGTAGCTGCTGCTGCCATAGGGAATAATCTCCGTTGTTTGCTTTTGTTTTGACCAATGATTCTCACTGGCCATGCTAATAGTATACCACAGTTTTGTATGCCGTGTCACCTCCTTACTAAACTTTATTTTACTACTGTAGTAACTACAGGAGTACTTCTGTAGTAACTACAGTAGTAACTACTACTGTTTACTTCTTTAGTTAATTACTTAAGTAGTAACCTAAGTACTACTTTAGTAGAGGGTATCATAATCTACCGTCGGTGTCAAGAGGGTTGCCCCAATTTCTTCAAAAAAATTATCGTCCTCTAGTTCACAGGCGTACACACTGTGTAAACAGATACCGCACAAGTCGTAGAAGTCACCTCTGGCGTCCTTACGTGTCAACTCTGAGTCTTCCAAAATTTTATTACAGGCTTTGCATCTCATGATCTAGATCTCCTTATTGTTTTCTTGTGTTACTTCGTCTGAGTAGACGTAGTAGAACCTGTCTCTGTGCAACTGTAACAACTGAGTAGGAATCATACGTCTGTACTTGTCCCGTAGTAAGTCCTTCAGTACAAACTGGACGTCACCGAAGTGTAGATTGTGTATCTCGTCCAGTGCCAGATTGTCAGCCATGTGTTCTACTGCTTCCTTGCTGACGTACCCTTCGTCCTGAATTGTTAGGTCTAGGTTTTCTACTGCCATCTTGTGTTTACTCCCTTTCCATTAAACATGCCCAAGAATAACTTACTTCCTCACTCACTGCAAGCACTTGGTCTATCTTTTGTGCAATCACTTGACATTCGTACTGTGCGTCACTGGACGTCCTCTGCTTCACTACACGGGCAAAGGCTGCCAGTGAGCCAGTCCAGTACCACTCAGTCATCATGGACTGTGGTAGGACCATACGGGCTTGCTCCGGTGCTACGCCACAGGCGATCATGTTGTCATAGATTGCTTTAGCTTTCTCTATCAAGTCCCAGTATTTTATGTCAAATCTTTCTTCGTCTCTGCCTTCAAATGTTTCATCAAGTGAACCTTGTTTCTTATCTGGCGCACGTTTACGCCATGCTTCCGGTGCATGAAACTCCGGCACAACGTCTACGTACCTCCGGCTGATTTCGTTCCACACTAAGCCCACCTGATGCTTCACAAGCTGCCTAGCGACAAACACTGGTGCTTTGATCCTAAATTGCACCTGTACATGCCCGAAGGGTGTCCAGTGGTTGTGCTTTGCGAGATACTTAATTAGCTTTTTGTCTCTACTACCGAACTCCTCTGATTCACCAGCGAAGGACACTCTGGCAGCATTGACTACCGTTAGGTCTGACCCCATGATGTCTAGTAATTCTACATTCATACTACATAACTCCTATTGGTTGACTGGTGATGCCTAGATTAACGTAAAGCAAGACCAGCATAAAGCCCCAGAATACACAGGCAGTCCAGAATACCTTGTCAAACTCGTCTTCCGTTATGTTACCTTCGGCAATGTCTGTGAATATGTCACACAATGCTCTGTAAAGTCTCTTGAATATGTTCATACGTTTACAAACTCCTGTCTTATAGTTAGTTCAACAATGACCTCACCGTCAGGGTGACACCTGTACAGCTCGATAAGCTTGTCCCTAAGCTGTAGCATTTCTGTAAGCTGTATGGACTCGATTTCTTCGGACTCGTAGTCTCTGTAAGCAGTAACACAGGCCAGTACAAACTTTTTATGTTTCTTGACTACGTTGTCCACTACTTTGTGTGACCACCAGTAGGCCTCAAGTACGTAGTCTGCCTCAGTGTCCATATCTAAAAGACTGTCCTCTTCTTCTTTTTGCTCAACAGACTGGACAGAATAACCAAGCGATAGACCAAATTTACTAACCGCGTTTTGTATCTCTGACACCTGTTTTTCCCCAATGTTGACAATCTTTTTGATTTCAGTGGGGGTCAGTTTTATAAGATCCTTAATTAAAGTGATATTCTCTGCTCTAAGGGCATTAACACAACGAGTAGATAAATTTAAAACGTCAATGTCTAACTCTATAGCCATACTGGTGCACTCCTTTTTGTCCATCTCATGTCAATCTCACTCCTTCTTGCTTTGTAGTAATTACGGTACGCCTGCACTGTGTCCTCTGTCTTGCACTCGTCATAGATACAATGTGGTGGTGCTGTGAA